TGAAAAATTCGTCATGCCGCAGTTGATTGAGGATTTTGCTTTCACGCGGCGGTCGTACCTCGAAAGCGAATACATGAATAAAACGCTCGGTCGGGTGATGAAGGACGGCAAATCCTCGCCGTATGTCAAAGCCGCGATTGAGTATCTCAAGCAAATGACGGCGTTGTACCGTGAAATTTGGCAAATCGTGGCACAGAATTCAACCACCGATTACACCAAGAACGGCAGCAACGCTTTCTTAGATAAATTGAAGAATAGAGGTTTTTAGCTTATGAAAACAACAGAGAGATTTGAAAAAGTGGCGGTCGACCGCCTTATTCCATACGCTCGGAATGCTCGAACTCACTCAAAAGAGCAGATTCTGCAACTTCGCTCGTCCTTGCGGGAATTCGGATTCGTCAACCCCGTTATTGTCGACAGCGACATGAACATTATTGCGGGGCATGGGCGGATTATGGCGGCGAAGGAAGAGGGCATTGCCGAAGTGCCGTGCGTGTTCGCCGAACACTTGACTGAGGCTCAGAAAAAAGCGTATATTTTAGCCGACAACCGCCTCGCTCTTTCGGCGGGGTGGGACGATGAGCTTCTCGCTCTTGAATTCGCCGATTTGAAAGACCTCGGTTTCGATGTGGAATTAACTGGATTTGACCCTGCCGAGATAGAGAAATTATTTTCTGACGGCGAAGAGGCGGCAGAGGACGATTTTGACATTGATGCGGAATTGGAAAAACCGACATTCTCGCAACAGGGCGATGTGTGGACACTCGGAAATCACCACCTCATCTGCGGGGATTCCACCAAGCCGGAGGTTTACGAAAAGCTGATGTGCGGCAAGAAAGCAAATCTCATCGTCACCGACCCGCCCTATGGCGTGGATTATGTTGGGAAATCGGAGCAGGTTCACAAGGACAACACGGCGAAAATCAAGAACGACAAATTTTCCAACGATGACACGCTTTACGAGTTTATGCTTGCCGCATTCACGAGCATGGAGGCTCACCTCACCAACGAGGGCGCGGCGTATATTTTCCACGCCGACACAAAAGGCGCGGTCGTTCGAAAAGCGTTTGACGAGGCGGGATTCAAGTTGTCGGGCTGTTGCATTTGGGTGAAAAACACATTCGTCATGGGCAGATGTGACTATCATTGGGGGCATGAGCCGTGTCTTTACGGTTGGAAAAAATCGGGGAAACATCAGTGGTACGGTGACCGCAAGCAGTCGACCGTTTGGCACTGCGACAAGCCCGCCCGCTCCGCAAAGCATCCGACTATGAAACCCATTCCCCTGTTGGCAACGCCGATTCAAAATTCAACACAGACCAACGGCATAGTGTTAGAGCCTTTCGGCGGGAGCGGCAGTACATTGATTTGTTGCGAGCAGCTTGGAAGAATTTGTTATGCCATTGAAATTGACGAGCGGTTTGTGGACGTGATTGTCGCGAGATACATTGAGGCTGTCGGCAGTGCTGACGGCGTTTTTGTTGAGCGAAACGGCGAGGTTTTGACTTATGATGAAGTTAGGCAGTCTGTTTGACGGAGCGGGCGGGTTTCCGCTCGCGGGGGGTTATTCGGGATTCACACCAGTTTGGGCAAGCGAAATCGAACCGTTCCCGATTCGTGTCACGTCTAAGCGATTCCCGAATATGACACATTTGGGCGATATAACCAAGATTCACGGCGGTAAAATCCCGCCTGTAGATGTAATCACATTCGGCTCGCCCTGCCAAGACCTCTCGGTTGCCAACGGTAAACGGAAGGGGCTCGGCGGTGAACGGTCGGGGCTGTTCCGACACGCAGTCAGAATTATTCGAGAAATGAGGGCGGCAACTAATGGAAAATATCCAACTTTCGCTGTTTGGGAAAACGTCTTCGGTGCGTTCAGCAGTAACCAACGCCGCGACTTTCAAGCCGTCCTGCACGAAATCTGCAAAGTCACAGAAGAAAATTGTCCCATTATTCCTGTGCCTAAAGCCGGATGGAACAAAGCCGGATTGCTCACTGATGTGGGAGGCGGTTCAGTGGCATGGAGAGTCCTCGATGCACAATTTTGGGGAGTCCCCCAACGCCGCCGCAGAATCTTCCTTGTCGCAGATTTTGGTGGTCAACGCGCCGAAAAAGTATTATTTGAGCGCGAGAGCCTGTTTGGGGATTTTACGCAGGGCGGCAAACAAGGGAAAATCACTGCCGGAACTGCTGATGGAAGCATTAAAAAGGCAAATCGAACGCTTGTCTTGAATGACCAAGGAGGCAGCGTCATAAATGTGGAGCGTGATGAACTATCGCCCACGCTCCGTGCCGAAGCTCACGGCAACGCTCCGATTGTGTGTTTCGAGCCGGGGTCAGCTTCCCGCATCGGCGGTCATATTTATACTGACGGTAAGTCGGGAGCGATACGAGCCAAAGCCGGAGATAATGCCCAAGCAATCGTCATTGAGAATCATCCGAATGACAGCCGCGTCAAATTTAGCGGTGAAGTTTGTCAAACTTTATCGGGACGGATGGGCGGCGGGGGTGGAAATACTCCGTATGTGTTAGAGGCGGTTTGCATTCAAGGAAATGTCATCGACCGTGCTGATAATGCGGGGGCGAACGGTGCGGGAGCGAGTGAAAATATCGGCTACACACTGAACACAGTCGACCGCCACGGAGTCGCATATTGCCTCGACCGTGCCAGTTTTAATCAAGGCAAAAACGCTAAATTTGACATCAGCGTTCAAGAAGAATTGTCGCAGACTCTTGTTGCAAAAGGCGCACACGCAGTCGCTCACCCGCTTGCGTTCGAGGCATATCAACATCATGGGTACAGGGAGTCGGACGTTGCCGGAACGCTGACAGCCGGGCAGAACGAGAGCATTCGCGGCGATACTCCGCTCGTTGCAGAATCGCCGGAATATATTGTCCGCCGCCTTATGCCTCTTGAGTGTTCACGTTTGCAGGGTTTTCCCGATTGGTGGCTTGACGGCTTGGAAACGCCATCCCCGACCGAGTCGGAAATAGACTGGTGGCTTGAGGTTTTTGAAACTCAGCGTAAAATTGTGGGAAAAGTCAAAACCCCGAAGACCCGCAATTTTGTGCGGAAGTTTTTACAGAATCCGAGGTCGGACAATGCCGAGTATACTATGTGGGGCAATTCGGTCGCGCTCCCATGTGTGTACAATATACTGGCGGGGATTGCGGAGGTGATGTGTGAGGAGTAGGTTGTTTATTAAGCGAAGTTAAAGCTATTTTTCTTGTATCTCAAATTGTATCTCAAAAATCAAATCAATAGCTGTAATTTCACCTTGACCCATTTGTTCAATCGGGATAAATCCGACATATCTATATCCTTTTCTGGAGTATTTATCAATAATCGTTTTATGCTCTTCGAATTTTCTTGTTAGTCCTATTTTATTTTTTTGAGCAATACGAACATATTCATATTTGAACATTTTTCACCTCGCATTATATAAAAATCTCTGACCTTCATTATACCTCAAAACCGCTAAAATTGCAAGACCCAAATGCCGGATTTCACATACTCTCATGTGTGTACAATATATTGTGTTAAACCACCGAATCAATGGACGTGAAAATGGATTAAAAATGTTGTTGACTTTACTCGATTTGTGAGGTATACTGTGACTACGAAAGGCGGAAAACCGCTTTAATAAAGGAAAAGAGGATTATACCATGCAAGTAAAATTCAATGATTATCAAGGGAAAGAACGCAAACCGCTCGTGAAAGCAATCGAGAGAATAACAGAAACGAAATCAACATATTGTATGTCACCGACACGCTACTGTTACAGCTTCGGCGAAATTACACTTGAATATGACGGAACGCTTACCGCCAACAACGACCTTATAACCAAACTCAGCGAGGCGGGGTTCATCGGGGAAATCATGGACAGTGAGGAGGTCGAGGCGGTCACCGATTCGGATACAATCGCCATTGAAATTCCGAAGAACGGAATGTCGGATGAGAAAATGCAAAATCTTCTCAAACTCGCTGAAAGCAAGCACACGCTGATTACGAAGGCACTCGGTATTCCGCTCCAAATCAACGACAACGGCGAAACGGCACAATTTGTATTCCCCTTCGACAGCGAGGACGGTTTGGCACAAATCTACAGCCAATTTGCCTACGGATTATTCCGCTACGCTCGCAAACATCAGAGGGTGACCGCAGTCGAACGCGAAGTCGAAAGCGAGAAGTTTTCGATGCGGACGTACCTTTTGAAAATCGGGATGATAGGAGGCGAATACTCCGCTTGCCGCCGATACTTTATGCGGAATTTAAGCGGAAATGCCTCCTTCGCCACCGATGCGAAATACGAGGCAATGCAAGCAAGCCGCCGTAAAACAAGCGGGGAGGGCAATAGTCATGCAGTTTCTTAATAAAGAACAAGTCGAGCGGGTACGGCAAACGTACCCGCAAGGCACACGCCTTGAATTGACCGCTCCGTTTCTTAATGACCCGCACTCCAAACTGACTACGGGTGACCGTGGCACGGTGACCGAGGTTTTCGACAACGGCGATATTGGCATGAGTTGGGATAAAGGCGGCTCGCTCCATATCATTCCCGACCACGATAAATTCAAAATTGTGCCGTCATTGTCAGCCAAAGCGGTGGAAGGTCTGCTTGCCGTCCGCAAAACTGCTCGGACAAATATGCTTGATTTGAACGCCGTCCAAATTATAGCCAACGAGTTATGTTTCTATGATACCGTCATCGCAATCGAGGACGAGCGGAAACTTGTGTCGCATTTCATTTTCACGGGGGAGACGGAGGTGAAGGGCGATGCGTAAACTTACGGAAAAAGACATCGCTGATATTCTCGGCTCGGAAAATAACGGATATACCGTATTAAAAGCTAAAGCCAAAAGTAATGACAGCTTTACCGATTCCGACCATTACGGGATTGTTTACGGCAAAAACGAGAAAGGCTTGTTTGTAATATGGCAATTCCACTTAGACGAAAGCGAAAAACCGACTTACTATTGGGGGTTTTATACAGAATGCGAGGATTCGGCTCTCGAAAATTATGATGCTCGGAATTAGCCTCCAATCCGTCCATTATGTGTTGGTTGACTTCCCGCCCCGACAGAGTTATACTGTATATAGAGGGGCGGGAAACCCGCACCAATAAAGGAAAAAGTGAGGGTAATAAAATGAACAAATGTCAAGAGAAAGCGTTAGGAAGATTCATCGGGATTATAGGCACAATACACGAAAGGCTCGCGGAAATACAAGCGTTCACCGATGACCATATGGGGTGCAATCCCGATGATATAAATTGGGCTGATGTTGGCTCGGCAGGGTGGTTTCTCGACAAACTTACCGAGATGACGGATTTAATCCATAAACGCGGCGAATACGAGGAATCGGAGGAGGTGAGCGAAGATGAGTAATACTTTAAAAGAGATGGAATTAGACGAAATACTGGCGGCAATCGAAGACCAAATTCCCGATGGGAAATTCGTCAAATGTTACAACTGCGCCGCAACAGGCGAACTGCGGATTATAGTCAGACGGCAAGGTTACGAATACGAGCAGAGATATGTGGCTCGCGACCGTGGGAACGGATACATCGAACTCGTACACAAACCGTAAAACAATCGCAGGGAACGCCACTCCAAGAACGGAGGGCTGTTCCTCTTTCTATTTTAAGGCTCGGAATCCGTATCCATTAAGTCCATTATGTGTTGGTTGACTTCACGTTCAAACAGAGGTATACTGTTGTTATAGGGACGGGGAAACCCGCACCAATAAAGGAAAAAGTGAGGAAACCAAAATGAAAGCTAACCTAAAAGATGTTACCATTAACGAAAGAAACGAGGCATTAATAAAATTCGCGCAGACCATAGACTTTACAGAATTATTCAACCACATCGAAGGCTTTATCAAAATTAACTGCGGGTTTGGGCAGCCGGAAATCACCACAGGCAGAAACGGTGATGTTTACGTTGAATTCACATCAGTCGACATTAAAGACCAAACGGGACCCTTCGCACATATCCTCAGAAAATGCCACATCACTTATTTCAGCAACGGCGTGTGTCGAAACAAAGAAACACAGGAAATCAGATATTGGACTACCGTAAGTATACGATACCAACATCACGATGGCGGTTCTAACGGCATGGATATTTGTTACGCTCAATACAGCGATAGCGAGGGTTGGACTTTCAAAAACGCAGGTCAACGCTAAACCCCACAAACAAAATAAACCGCAGGGAACGCCACTCCAAGAACGGGGGGCTGTTCCTTATTTTATTATAAACGAGAATACTTTTTCGCCCATTCCTTGCACTGTGCAATCCGCGCACCGTCATCGCCGTGTTCTTTATCATAGGAATACTGCGTTAACAACTCGCAGGGAATATCGGGGCATTCGCCGCAATGTGTAAAACCTTTATTTTGACAACAAGCCGCCACGGGGCATTCGCCGTGAAACGGTTTCCCGTTGGTTTCGATACAACCACCGCAGTCGTGACTTTCTTTAAATGCACAGCCTGTGCAATGCAATCCGCATCTTGAATCTACCATTTATGTATTCCTCACTTTATATTTGCTACACTTTTATCTTTATATATTCTACACTAAATTCGACAAAAAGTCAACTGATTTTTTTGCAAAGGAGACCCGCCAATGTTCAAATACAAACCAACCCCTCTCATGCTCCCGACATCGCACTACGACAAACGCCGTGCCGATTACGCAGTGGAGTTTATACACGACAACCTCTGCCATCACAAAGGCAAGTGGGAGGGGCAACCGTTCCGTCTCCTTCCGTGGCAGGAGCAAATCGTGCGGGATATATTCGGCATAGTCAACAAGGACGGATTTCGCCAGTTTCGCACTGCGTATGTCGAAATCGGCAAGAAGAACGGCAAATCAGAACTGGCGGCGGCGATTGCCCTCTACCTCTTGTTTGCAGACGGCGAGGCGGGAGCGGAGGTGTATTCCTGTGCCGCCGACACCGAACAGGCACGGATTGTATTCAATACCGCCTTGAAAATGGTGGAGATGAGCGACAATTTGAACAAAGTTGCGAAACTCGTGCCTTCGCAGAAAAGCATTCGATTCCCGCTTTACAACAGTTTTTACCGTGTCATGTCGAGCGAAACCAAAGCCAAGCAGGGGTTCAATGTGTCGGGACTTATTTTCGATGAGTTATACGCACAGCAGACCCGCGAGTTATACGACACCATGACGAAATTCACTGGCGATGCACGGCAACAGCCGCTCTACTTTCTCATCACGACTGCCGGAAGGAATCGTGCCTCGATTTGCTATGAAATCCACCAAAAGGCGAATGCGGTTCTTGACGGCACGAAAATCGACCCTGCCTTCTACCCTGCCGTCTTTGGCATGGAGGAGGGCGATGATTGGGAGGACGAGAAAGTGTGGTGGCGGGTGAATCCGTCAATGGGGGTGACGATTTCCTACGAGGACGTGAAAGCCGCACACGAACAGGCGAAACAGAATCCCGCCGAGGAGATGCACTTCCGGCAGTTTCGCCTCAACGAGTGGACGAACGCCGATGTGCGTTGGATGCCGATGGATAAATGGGACAAATGCGGTGAGGATTTCGACATCACCGACTTTGAAGGTCGGGATTGTTATGCGGGGCTTGATTTGTCAAAGACACAGGACTTGACGGCTCTCGTTCTCGTTTTCCCGCCAACTGAAGATGATAATAAATACACAATCTTGCCCTATTTTTGGTTACCCGAAGAGGTCATTGATTTACGCACTCGCCGCGACCACGTTCCTTATGCGGTGTGGAATAAAATGGGCGTTTTCAATACCACCGAGGGCGATATTGTCGATTATGATTATGTTACGGCTCTGATTACCAAGCTGTCGGAGCAGTTTCGCATTATTGAACTCGCCTACGACCGCTACGGTGCAGACAGAATGAGGCGGGATTTAGAGGAACTCGGTGCAGAGAACGGCTTCGAGGTCGTGCCTTTCGGACAGGGATATATTTCCATGTCTCCGCCGTCAAAGGACTTGTATCAATTTGTGCTTGAAGGGCGGATTCGCCACGGCAAACATCCTGTTCTTGATTGGAATATGACAAATGTCCGCATGGAAACCGATGCCGCCGACAATATCAAGCCGAGTAAAAAGAAGTCGACCGAGCGGATTGACGGCGTGGTCGCACTTGTCATGGGACTTGCGAGGGCAACGCTCCGCAGTGTTCCCGAAAAGAAAGTGCATGAGGGAGGGATTACATTTATATGAGTTTCTTTAAGAACTTGTTCAACTCCCGCGACAAGCCGTCCAAAAACAAACCAAGCGGGAGCTTCGGCGGTTGGGGATTATTCGGCGGCAACACATCAAGCGGAATGCGAGTGAACGAGCGGACGGCGATGCAGATTACCGCCGTTTACGCTTGCGTTCGTGTATTGTCGGAAAGTCTCGCCTGTCTGCCGTTGCGGGTTTACCGAAAAACCGAATCGGAGCATGGGAAAATAACGGCGGTCACGCATCCGGCGTTTCGGTTGCTTTCCAAAGCACCGAATGTCGAGATGACCTCGTTTATCTTTCGTGAAACGCTGATGTCGCACATTCTTTTACACGGAAACGCCTACGCTCAGATTATCCGTGACGGTCGGGGTTATCCAGTAGAGTTATACCCACTACTTCCGAGCAATATGTCGGTCGACCGCGACAAGGAAAGCAGTGAAATCGTCTACACCTACCGCGCCGAAAAGGGTGAGGTCAAACTCCGCAAGTGGGACGTTCTGCATATACCGGGGCTTTCGTTTGACGGCATTGTTGGGCATTCCCCGATTGCGGTCGCGAAACAGGCAATCGGCTCGGCATTGGCGGTGGAGGAGTATGGCTCGAAGTTTTTCGCCAACGGTGCGAACCCCGGCGGTGTCCTCGAATTCCCCGGCACGGTAAAAGACATCAAACGAGTCAAAGAGTCATGGAACGCGGGACATCAAGGGGCGATGAACGCTAACAAAATCGCAATCTTAGAGGACGGTGCGAAGTTTTCGGCGGTGACTATTTCGCCGGAACAGGCACAATTTTTAGAAGTACGCAAGTTTTCTGTCAACGAGATTTGCAGAATCTTCCGAGTGCCGCCGCATTTAATCGCCGACCTTGAACGAGCCACGTTCAGTAATATCGAACACCAGTCGTTGGAGTTTGTCAAATATTCGCTGATTCCGTGGGTGGAGCGGTGGGAGCAGAGCCTCGAACAATCGTTGCTTATGCCGAGTGAAATGGATTCCCACTATATCAAATTCAGCGTGGACGGTCTGCTCCGTGGTGCGTACAAAGAGCGGATGGACGGTTATTCCGTAGGAATTCAGAACGGTTTTATGTGTCCCAATGATGTGCGGAAATTGGAGGATTTAAACCCGATAGATGACCCTGCGGGTGACAAATTCTACTTCAATGGTAATATGCTCCCGATTGAATTAGCGGGGCGGCAATATGTGGATAAGGAGGAGTTGGAAGGAAATGAAGAATAGGTTTTGGAATTTTTCCAAAAGCGAAAACGGCGAGCGTGAGCTGCATATCAACGGGGCGATTTCCGATGAAGTGTGGTGGGGTGATGAATGCACTCCGTCAAATTTCAGAGCGGAGTTGTTTTCCGGCACGGGGGACATCACAGTTTGGATTAATTCGCACGGCGGCAGCGTATTTGCGGCAAGTGAGATTTATACTATGCTCAGTGCCGAGTATAAGGGCAAGGTCACGGTGAAAATCCCCGCAATATGTGCCAGTGCCGCCACGGTGATTGCGATGTCGGCTGATACGGTGTTAATGTCCCCGACCGCGTATATGCTGATTCACAATCCGTCAACAATCGCAATCGGTGACAGCGAGGAAATGAGGAAAGTCGCGGTGGATTTAGACAAGGTCAAGGAGGGGATTATCAATGCCTACGAAAAGCGAACGGGGCTGTCGCGGGAACAACTCAATTTGCTGATGAATAAAGCGGAGTTGATTCCGTCAAACGAGGCGATTGAATACGGATTGGCAGACGGATATATTGAAAAATCCGAGCCTGTTGCAGAGCCGATTACAGGCAAATTTGAAAAGCAAATTGTCAACCAAACAGAGCCGATTACCGAGCCTGTTGTTGACGAAAACCAAACAACCATTGAGTCGTGTTATGCACGGCTTAAATTATTAAACGGAGGTAATTTCTAATGAAAATCAACGAACTTTACGACAAGAGGAACAAGGCAATCACGGCAGCGAGGGCTTTTCTTGACGAGAAACGTGCGGTGTCCGTCACGCTCTCAGCCGAGGACTCGGCAATCGGGCATAATCGTGTACACAATATCGCGGCGAGTCAGAAGCTGTGCAATCTTATGAAAGCACAAGTTTTGAAACGGCATCAAGGTCTGCGAGACCGAGGTGGCAAGCC